CCTTGATAATTCTGCAAACAATAACACTCTTCTGAACGCAGCATTGATTGATTCCAGAATTATCAAGGAAGGCTATCACAGTGGAGCGGGTAGTCCTACAAATATAAAATGGAAGTTGCTCGGCTGTTTTAACAACAACAAGAAGAGGAGATTGATAATTATTGCATGTGCATTGCAGCTTCCATAAAAAGGAAAAAAGTGAACTAATGACTCATCTGTTACATTGACAGTCATACATTCTTAGAGATAGTTATCATTAAGTCGATATAATCCAGAGATAGATTTATGAATATTACAAAAAAATTAATTTTAATTTTTACAATAACTATATTTTACTATAAATAAATTATCTCATATAAAATAAATGAATACAGTTAAAATTTTTATATTTAATAGAATTTTAATATTACTAACTATATGTGTTATAATAATGTTTTATCAATATAAAATAAAATATATTAAATTACAGACTTTTTTAATAATACCTATTACTTTATTTATTTATTATTTTTTAAAATTATTAAAAGACGGAAATAGTTTTAGTTTAAATGACTGTTTATGTTTTACAAATAATTATTTATTAACTAATAAAATAACATCTATTGAAATTATTAAACCTCATTTACTAAATAAACCATTACATGAATTTTATATTAGCACATCACATAATACATATTTACCGTGTCATCAAAATATAGATATATCTTCTATTGATGCTATTAAAAATGCATTACAATTAGGTGCGCGTGTTATTGAATTAGATGTATATGCAAAAAATAATATTGGCTTAAAAGATGATGATTATACGCCTGTTGTGGCACATGGTAAAGAATATAAATATGGTGATATATTTACAACTTCTTTTATAACTTTTGAAGAAAGTATTAAAACAATTGCAGAATTTGCTCAAACTACATCTGACCCAATATGGATTACTCTTGAATTAAATACTAATAAATTAGTTAAAACACAATTAAAAATGAGAGAAATACTTTTAAAATATTTTGGAAATAAAATAATAAATTCTACAACAATGTTAAGTAATACTCCAATTAAAAATTTATTAAATAAAATTATATTAACATCCGGAGATGGACTTGTATCCGGAGATGGACTTGTAGCTCCTCTAGAAGATATAGTTATTTCTTATATTAATTATCCTTATTTAAAAAATACAGATCATAAAGATACTAATCTAAAAAATAAAAATTCTCTAGGAATAATACATCGCGTATATCCAGCAGGTGATATACAAGGACACTTTTCATATAATTTTGATCCAGAACCATTATGGAAAAATAGATATCAATTAATAGCACTTAATTTTCAAAAATTAGATAATAATTTAAATAAAAATTTAAGTATGTTCAATAAATGTTCTTTTGTTCATTTCTCTGAATATAATTAAACAATATGAAATAATAATTCATTATAATGTTTTCTACATACAGGTATATACTTGTCTGAACCACCAATTAAAATAGTATTTTGTGATTGATCTGTCCTAAAACTAAATGGAGCTTTTGTGCCATCATTACAAATATTACATAATGAATTTAATTTAATACATTTATTTGATAATGGTATTAAATTTAAAATTTGTCCAATTGGCTTTTGTTGATAATCACCATCTAAACCTGCAACAATTATATTTTTTTTATATAATTTCAACCAATTATCAATTACTTCAACTAAATCATTAAAAAATTGTCCTTCATCAATAATAATAGTATCATGTTGTTTAATAATATTTTCATGTACATCTGATAATAATGAAATAGAAATACAATCTGCTGATTCAAAATCATGTGATATGACTTTATTATTATCATATCTATTATCAATATTTGGTTTAATTACTAATATTTTTTGTTTAATTTTTTGTAATATTCTTATTTTCCTAATGATTTCAGTTGATTTACCTGAAAACATTGGACCAATAATTAATTCTAAATATCCACTCATTTTATATATAATAGTTAATTATATATAAAATAATTATTTAATTAATTTATTATCAATTTTTATAAACTTGTTTAAGCATATAATATTATTTGAATATAATAAAAATGAGTAATATAAAATATCCTGTTATTTTATCTTTTGATGTTGGAATTATTCATTTATCATATTGTTTATTAACACAAAGTATTTTTACACAACCAGATGGAACAAAAATATCTAACTGGAATATTTTAGAATGGAATAATATTGATTTAACAAATCGAGATGAACAAAAATGTGCATGCGGTGCAAAAGCTTTTTATACACAAACTATTAATAATGAAATAAAATATTATTGTAAAACTCATAGTAAAAAAATTGATAAAACAACAAAATCTTTTAATAATACTTTTATAGAATCTAATAAACCAAATAAATGTGATTATGAATTTAAAAATTTAAAAATTTGTGGAAAACCAATTTCATATGAAAATAATAATAAATGTTATTGCACTACACATGCTAAACAATTATATAAAACACTTTCAAAATTATCCGAATTAAAAATATTTAAAATGAAAAATTCAATAACATCACAGTTTGATGAAATTAAATATAAATTAATTATGGAATTAGAAAATAGAAAAAATTTATTATCTACTGATTATGTTGTTATTGAAAATCAACCATCATTAAAAAATCCACGAATGAAATCTATTGCTTCTACTATTTATGATTATTATTTAATTAGAGGTATTATTGATAAAGAAATTACAAAATCTAATATAACTCAAGTTAAATTTATGTCTCCTTCTAATAAACTTAAAATTGCAAATGAAGGTGATATAAAACAATTAATCTCATGTAAAAAAGCAGATCTATCAACCACTGACACAACAAAAACATATAAATTAACTAAAAGTTTAGGTATCAAATATTGTTTAGAATTAACACAACATTTACCACAATGGACTACACATTTTAATTCATATAAAAAGAAAGATGATTTAGCAGATTCATTTTTACAAGGTGCTTATTTTTATTCAAATCATATTTCAATACCAAAAATAATTAATTAAATATGCGTTTTTTATTATAATAATATATAAAAGAATATATATTAGAATATATATTAGAATTCATATGAATTTTATTTGTAAAATAAATCAAAATATTGTTGATGAAAATTGTTTGGAAAGTAATATTTTAAGAAATAAGAAAATAACATATATGAAAAGTGATATTTGTATTGGTCATTGTATAAAAGTTGGATATTATTGGGAGGAATGGATGTTTAAATATATTCAAGAAAATTATATAGAAAATACAAATATGATGGATTTAGGTGCAAATATAGGAACAACAACATTATTGATGTCTGAAGTATTATCAAATAATTGCAAAATATTTTCATTTGAACCAATATATAGTGATATATTATTTAAAAATATAATAGATAATAATTTATCTGATAAAGTTGAAATATATCCTTATGGTTTAGGAAATGAAATAACAACTTTAAAAATTAAACCAATCAATTTATATGATCCTATTAATTTTGGAGGTATAGATTTAAAATGTCATCTGGAAGATAAAGAAGATAGTTTTAAGATAGATATTGTTCCAGTTGATCACTTTAATTTTGAGAATGTAAGTTTAATAAAAATGGATGTAGAAAATATGGAAATTGAATTGTTAGAAGGTTGTTTAAATTTAATAAAAAAATGCAAACCAACAATTATAATTGAAACCTATCAATTAGATAAATTAAAAGAAACGGATATGTTTAAAGAACTTGCTGTACTAGGATACGAATTTAATTTAATACCTGAAGGAAGATGTGATTATATACTAAAAATTAAATAATTTATACCATTCATTTACACGATTTTCCCATGTCTGCATTCGAGCCCAATTAATACCATTAATACGCATATCTTCTTTCATTTTTTCATCTTCTCCTATTTTAATAATTTGTTCTAATGCTTTATTAAAATATTCTTCAGAATGAATAGGTTCTTTTATTATAATACCATGATCACCAATTATATCTGTTAATCCACCTAAATCAGATGTAATACAAATACATCCAGCTGTCAATGCTTCTAATGCACTAATACAGTATGTTTCTTTGAAAGCAGTTGGATAGTACCAAAAATCAGCCATCATTAATTGTTCTGGAATTTTATCATTATCAATACGTCCCATCAATTTAATATATGGTATTGTTTTAATTAATGTTAATAAATGTTGTAGACATACATTAACACCATCATTAAGCCCCTTAAAACTACCTTCATCACGATAAATCCATAGTTCAGCATCAGGTAATTTTTGTCTTATTTTATCAAAATGATTCACTAATTGTTCAAGCCCACGACATGGAGCGGAAATATAAATAAAACGATTTTTAACACGTGTAACATTTTTATTATATTGTAAAGTATTAATAGCATTACCAATTATAAATATTTTACTTGAATCAATATTATAAAAATCTAAAATAACTTTTTTATGCCATTCAGATAAAACAATAACTCCATCAATTTTATCTATTACATTTGATAATAAATATTTTGCATTTGTTGGTAAAAACTTGAAATCCCACGGTGATTGCATTAAATGATCATGAACCCATAGATATGTTTTACGTGCTTTAATATTAAATTCTAAAAAGTAATAAATATATCGACTAATTATCATTACATCAACAATATTATTCTCCATAAATTGATTTAATATATTTGAATTAAAATATTGAACATTATTAACATTAGCTTCTTTTATACATGCGCCAAACACATAAACATTATATGTTTTTGAAAATACTTCTGCGAGGGTTTTTAATGCTAATTCTGCCCCATAAATATCATTAGTTATCTCATTAAAATCACAAGTATAACCAATAAAAAAACATAGAATTGGTTTTTTTGTATATATTTCCATTTTTTATTATAAAAATAATAAAAATTCTTTATATATTTTTATAATAATATTATTAATTATGCGACTTTTTTTTTTTTATTAAACCCATTGTTTTCTCTAAATTTAATTGGTCTGATTTGATAGGATTAGAACGTTTAATAGTATATTCAGTTTCTATATCTGAATAAATTCTATTTACATTATCAATAGGCACTTCTTTTAATTTTTGAATATTATAAGACTCTTCAATTTGCATTTGTCTTGAAATAAGTGGTGGATGTAATATAATATATTCTTTAGAATTTATTATAAAATTATTTCTAAATTCTTCAATTGTTAAACATCCCCCATAATCTTTTAATATCATCCAATGAGGTGCAGGAATTATTTCCTTATAGTTTTTATGAATTCTATAATAAAATAAATTAATTAATGAATCTCGTTTCCAAATTAAATGATCATTTAATTCTAAATTATATTTTTTCATACAATTAAAACTACAAAAATTACCAATGCAAAAAAAAGTATCATTATAATAATCTTCCGGTAATTCAAGACACGGTGTGTTAAAACAACTTCTACACCACCAACATTTTGTATTTTGAGTAAAATGCAAATTATGGGTTGATATTTTTTGAACAGTATTTATACTAATTTTATCATAATTATTACTTACTGGCGTTTTTAAAGAATCCGTATAATCTGTATCAAGTGGTATATTATTATATGATTGTATCTTTTGTATTACATTTTCTTTATCTGATTTTATAAATAATGAATTATCACTATTATCAAACTCATTAATTTCATTAATTGTTATTGGTAAATGTAATATTATCTTTTCTTCATCCGTATTTATTGATTCAACTATTTTATTTTCATTTTCAATCTGTGGATGTATAATATTATAATTCTTTGGCTTACGCCCTCTTTTTTTATGTATTACTTCTGTCATTATTTAATTAATAGTGTTATATCTTTAGATATATGAAATTTTTTATTACCAATTTTATATCTTTAGATATATGAAATTTTTTATAACTATACATAATAATGGAATATAAATATAAATATAAATATTATAAATATAAATTAAAATATGCATATATAAAAAATACATATAAAAATATTCCAAATCATTATATATTATCAGGTGGTTTTAATGATGAGGAAGATGTAGATGATGCGGAGGATGTAGAGGATGTGGAAGATGTAGATGATGCTGAGGATGCAGATGATGCGGAAGATGTAGATGATGCTGAGGATGTAGAGGATGCGGAAGATGTAGATGATGCTGAGGATGTAGATGAGACAGCTAATACAGATGAAATTGTAGATGAACCAACAGAAACCCCTATAGAAGAATCAACAGAAACCCCTATAGAAGAATCAACAGAAACCCCTATAGAAGAATCAACAGAAATCCCTGTAGAAGAACCTACGGAAACTCCCGCAGAAACTTCTGTAGAAGAATTAACAGAAACCCCTGCAAAAGAACTTACAAAGACACTCAAAGACTTATCAAATAATATAATTTTACCAGATAAAGATGATGTACAACAAAATTCAACAGTTATTTCTGTAAAAGATGATGAATATAATTATGATTTAATACCAGATTATATAAAAACAATAAGTGAATATATTAATGAAATTGAAACTATAATATTACAGTTAAAACCAGAAACTACATCGTGTACTACAGAACAATGTAATCAAGTATTATCTTTTTCTTCTAAAGAAACTAAAATATTAAATAAATTAATAGATAAAATTTATAATTATATATACGAAAATGATATTCCTATTAAAATTAATTTATATAATATTAATCATTTACAAACAATATTAGAACAATTAAAAACAAAATTACAATTAGAAAAGATTATGAAACTTTATAAAATAAGATATAAATTATTTAATATAAATAATCCAACACTTGGACTAAGTAAAACACCCCAAGATAAACCTTATAAAACAGGAAAATCAACAGCTACCTCTATTGAAGAAAGATCA